ACGGAAACTGTATAAACTGTATTTAAATTTAAAGACAGCGCACCTCTGTCAACCCTGTGGTTATTTGAAGCAGTTGTATCGTTAATAAGTTTATCAGCAGTCGTTTCACCTGTTGGGCTTGCTGTTTGATCTGCTGATATTGTAGCTCTAACTTTTTCCCAGTATGTGTCACCAAACTCCTCACTCCTTTGTAGAAGGTTAGTCCTGCTCTCCTCGATCAGCAAGCCACGGCACGCGAATGGAGATGTGGGATTGTGGTCGAAACGTGGGCCGCGATAGCCGATACGCCATGAGGTGAATGTTCCCGATCCGCTCGCGGTCGTCATGTTGCAAACCAGCGACTGCGTGGCGGCATCGTAACTGGTCACAGTCCCCGTCATGATGTTCGACCCATTCGATGCCTCTACGGCATCGCCAGTGCGCCAGAGTTGATCTTGTCCGGCGGTCGCATCTAGCACGAATGTTTTGCTCGCTGCGCTGATCGAGTTCGAGGTGGTCGAGGTATCGATACCGTGGATCAGACCATCGCTGCCGATGTAGGTTGCGCCACTTCCTCGCGTAAAAGTCGGTGTCGGCCCACGACGAGCGGTCAGCGTCTTGTCAGTGGCAAAGCGCAGATCGAGGGACGGCACGTTATCAGGGTTGACGTAATCAACGCCGCCAGCGGTCTTTCGGTAGATGTCGCCAGCAGAAATCAACGGATCGGCGATTGCGGCTTCCTCGTCGAGGTAGGTGAGCAGCTTGCCGCCGATGTAGGGATACAGAGACGCTATTGAGGCTTTCAGCTCGTCATTGCCGTTCAGTTTGCCGACCGCTTGAACCACCGTATCGGTTGCTGCGACCGTGCCAGCACCTGATACGTAGCCAGTGAGCAGGGCGGTAGCACCACTGCTGCCTGTCGGGCCTTGGATGCCTTGGATACCTTGATCGCCCTTGTCCCCGGTCACAAAGAAATCAAACGCGACAATCTCGTTACTATCAAAAGCGGAACCCGATACGTATGTTCCATTGATGTGATGATGATTGCCCTCGTCAGTTACGCTTGTGACAAGGAAATTAAAATGACTGGTGTCTGAATTTGAGTTGCTACGGATCACAACCCGCGCCTTGATTGCTGATGTTGAGTCATCAATTAAATCTAGTAATGCACTGGTGCTTGTGCCGTCAAAATCCGTATCCCGAATCGCAATCCGAGTTACAGCACTTAAAGTTGAGCTATTAAACCTAAGATGCCCGGGACTCGGTGCGCCGGGGCTTGTGCTCGTGTCGAATCTGTATTTCAGCCCAGCACGGTCACCTTGCGCCCCAGTGGATCCAGTCTCACCTTGGATGCCTTGGATGCCTTGAATACCTTGGATGCCTTGATCACCCTTGGGCAGAACTAGATTCAATTCTTGGCTTGGGGATGATCCGGTAATGTTCGCAAATGCGGAAGCACCACTCTCCACCGTTCCGATTGTAAGGATATTCGGCGGCCCAGATGGGCCTTGATTGATGGAAACAATTGATGGTTCATCAGATGATGATCTGATTTCTACGATTTCTATGCTCATGATCGTGATGCGATTTGACGGAATTTGATTGTGCCGCCAGCGATGTAAATCACCCCGCCAGATGGAGTATCCAGCACCAAATCCCATTGGTAAACGCCGGGCGGAACATTAGCAGTCTGCTCGTCGGTTTTCGATACGACAATGATACCATTAGCCGGGTTGGGGATTGTCGGGGTTAGATCGATCACCACAACGCTGGATGCGATTGTGGAACGAACCTTGGCCCGGGCGGAATATCCGGTTAGGTTGAATGCCGCGCCAGTCTCGTCCTTGCAGGAAAAGGATAAGCTCAATGTTTCTCCAGAATGGGCATCAAGGTTTGTGCCTGACATATAGCGGTTTAGGTAGCAGATTTAGCAAGATTTGTAAAGGACATTATCGCAGCAGAACAGGACCCTCCCATAGCTGCAATAGCTTGTTTGTCGTGCCGCCGATGAACTCGCCAATAGGAAGGTATTTATTGGTTGCGGAATTTGCTGGAAGGGAACTCAAGCTATACGGACCCTCGGCCCCGACAAAAAATCCGGAAGAATATTTCATGATATAAAAATAAACGGCAGGGATTGGATCCATGCTATCGTGAATGACCCCAATGAAGAAATCATCTGTCAGCCCATATTTTGTTTTTCCGTATTCCGTAGAAATATAAGATCCTGTTGGGTCTGTGAATATAGCATCATCGCTAGTATCTTTTACTGCTATAATTCCAGTAGAGTCCCTGAATTCAGCTTGAGTTTGCCCAATGACTATTTCATATGCCTTCCCGGTGGCATCATAAAATCTTTGATAATTATCAGAGTTGAAAACAAAGCTGGAACCGATAGATGTCTCCGCAGTTACGCTACAAGTCTTAATGTTTGCCGAATTCTCAAACAATGGATAAAGATTGAAAGCAATTCCTCCGTTTAAAGAATTTCCGTAGGCGGTAGAAGATGCAACAAATCCAATCCTTCCAGTTCCTAGCGCCGGGGGAGTATATGGTGCAGCGCCGCCACCCGGCACACCTAGATTAAATGTTGAAGATGCCCCATCTCCAATGGCAGAAACTTGCACGGTTGCGGTTGTCGGGCTTGCTAGATTTTTATTGAATGATGCAGTTCCGCTTCCTGATCCGCTAAATCTGCTTACTCCGTTCCATATAACATTAAAGTTCGTGTTTCCGGTGACGGATGTATATGTGAAATTTGTCGTTCCCGTTGCGGATCCAAGATCGATTGTAATGATTTGAGACCCCGGGCCGGAATGACCAACCGTTGCGCTTGCTGGTGCGCGGTTGTTTATAGCTATTGATCCTAGAGGAGCTGTTGCAATAGTTCCTGTTGCGTTCTTAAAATCAAGATTCCCCGTTGATTGGTTAAACTCAATATAAAAACCTCCCGGCATCGAATCATTTATCCACTTGTAATCAGATATCGGTCTAAATACTCCAAATGGCAAATTTGGATTCCCGGTAAAACTCATTAAGATATTTCTTCCGCTCCCCCCAGCAAGAACCGGGGCAGGATTGAATGAATCAGATTCCCCTGTTGGGATTCCATCTATATCATATGACAAGATATAGGCGGCAGAAGTTGGGCTTGTTAAATCAATAAAAATACCGCCTTGAATATAGACATCACCATTATTTTGTTTAGATAGGTTAAATTGTGTTATTGCACTCATACATAAACAATATTATCTTGTGATGTCTTGCGGATCTTATCAACCAGCGTCCGGTAATCATTCCGAGCCGGAGCGCCAAGGTTGATTGTTGTTCTACCTGTTTCGATTTCTAGAGACTCACCAGACACCAACGCGCTCATGGTTGAGAATGCGGCTAGTGAGTTTGAAATGTTGACCTTTGTTCCTCTGTATCTATTTCCGCCAACATCCTCCTGCTCTAATTGAATTGATCCCTCATATGGAAGCCAATTTTGAGCCGCAAGCAAATTCCCTGCAAGACCCTCTGGTGGATACATGAATGAATAATCCGATGGTCTATAAACTGTGGTTTCAGTTGCGAAATTTGCCGTTGATATTATCACGGGGACTGAAAAAGATTTCCAGCCCTGATATCTTACTTGATTAGAACCTTTAAAATACCCACCAAGCGCCGTGACTGTATCAAATCCAGCAGTATAGAAATATTGAGATTCAGCAAAACTTTTAGTTGTAGGTCCCCATCTATAGTGACCAGAAAAAGTTGCTTCTCTAATATTGTACCCCAATCCTCTCAACCAATCAGGGATTGCTCCGGTAGAAAGAAATATATAATTTGTGCTTGTGCTAACAACGGTATTATCTCTTAAAGTTAATCTAGGGGCGGCAATGGTCGTTATTTGTGACGCATTTCTAAACGCAACATCTGAATATTCAGTATAAGTCCCGCCGGGATCTATAACTGCCGGAACTCTTGTCAATCCATGAACCTTTGCAGCATTTACCATCGAATTATCGCTGTCGTGAACAAAATTATAAACATCTGTTCCAGTAATTCCCTGTGTCTTGATTGAGTATGATTCGAACAAATCATTAGGCAGGAAGGTATCAAGCTCCGGTCCAGATATAGTTATGACCTGCCTTTGTGATAGATAATTAGTCCCAGAAGACTGCGATTGAAATCTAGTCAACCCTGTGGCGCTTCTATCAACATAAGGAAGTGTAACCTGTGATACTTGAAGATCGATCCTCGGATTTATATCAATAGATACAATCGGAGATGATAAAGCATCAAGAGCGGTTACAGGGGCGTTTCCTCTTCTGGTTATTCTGATTCTTACTGGTTTTGTTGAATAATCAAACCATACCATTGTGTCGGGGCAAATCCGAACAAGCTCCGAAATAACTTGACCGCAGGTGGATTGATTCAATGTTATCCTTGGGAAAGCAAACATATTATCAACAGACGAACCCTGCGCTATGGTGGCGATTGGGACACCTAAAGCTGCTGATCTATTTATTGCATTCTCAAGGCTAGTTTTTAAATTCTGCCCGGCAGTTGCGCTTCCGAAGACGATTGAAATTCTCTCCCCTGAAGTTCCAGCACCATCATTCCAAACCGCAGTCATTGGGACTTTATCAAGCCACCACCAAGTTCCTGATACGGTGACTTGGACGGATTGATTGAGGGAATCAATCATTGTTCTGATGTCGGTAACATATCCAACGAAGAATTGAACCCCGTTACGATAAAGTATCATTTCCTGTACAAGATCAGGGAATATAGCACCGGTCGGTGATGGTGAAATTGTAAATGTAAGAATATCAGCCTCAAGATTCTTAAATTCAACCTTTGCAGCACTAATAGATGCAGCTTCAAGCGTCCTTGCAGTCGCATCAAAATTTCTCCCGGTTTGCCCGGCGATTGTCCAGCTTACAGGCATATTATTCTTCCGCTACCTCTTGAGTTTGAATATCAACAGTAAATCCAATATTATAAGTAATAACCAATGATGTGACGGATCCGGTAGAGTTTTCAATTCCGGTTGTCCTTCCAACTGTCATCTTCGCTGGAGCGGTTCCAGCAGCGGAATATTGAAAGTATTTTTGATAAACCTGTTCGCATAACCCGATCAATACCCTGCGAATGTCTCCAGATGAAACCTTGCCAGTCGTCCCGGATGCTGATTGAGCAGATGCCGTGAATGATGTTCCAGCAACCGCTCCGGACGGAGCGCCAACGGATTGCCAATTAGTATCTCCAAGAGTGGTGATTGTATAGCTCAATCCGACAACAAGCCCGACAGGATCGATGTTTGCGGCTTGCCCAATTTCCGGCTTGGATAAATTTGACGAGGATACAAAATCATCGATATCAAATGAAACAACACCAGTTGATGTATCGCCATTATAATTTGATCCTAAATATTCTGTTGGTAAGATTTTGGTTGGCATAATTGTTTCTGTTATCTTGCTGGATATGCTAGGTTATTTACCCTGTTTTGTAAATTATTTAAAGCATTGATCGCTCCATTTAGCTTCGTTGTTATCTGATTATTTATAGAAGTTATCTGATTAAGCGCCTGAACATTTTGGGAATTTTGAGACTGAAGCCCGCTCAAAACCTTGCTATTAAATTGATTTTGGGAATTTTTAAGTTGTTCGAAAGCCGTGTTGAGCTTTGCAATTTCCTCTGGCTTTATCTGACCATCCGCCATTACCGCAGCGAATCCCTCAAGCGCACTCTTCATGGAAGAACTTGCACTAGCTCCTTGCTTGTCGATCTCCGCTTGCAATTCTGTTTGAATTGCAGCAACTCCGGCAGTCCATTGTGCCGTAGTCTGCTCCGTTATTTTGTCAACTTGAGCTTGGGCCTCGGCAACAATCTCCGCAGTTTTAGCGGTAGATATATCTTGTATATCTTGGAAATCTTTTTCGAGTTGAGCCTTTAATTCTTCCGCTGCTTTTAGCTTTGCTTCCGCTGCTATTGCAGATTCTCCTCCCGGACCCTCTCTGTGGACTGCCTCTTTTAGAGCAAGGTTAGCTATCTCAACATTTCTTGTTGCTGCCGCCAAAGTATCTCCGGCAAGCGCCACTTGCCTGTCGATCTCCGCAAGTTTAGCGGTCGTCTCTGAATTTACTCTAGCGGCTTCAGCCACCCCGAGATCCGCTCCACCCGGGGCAGCAGCCCCGCCAACCGCAGATTGAGCGGAGGCAATAGCAGATTGAACTTTGCTCCGCCTCTCTAGCGCGTCAATCTGCTCATTTACGGCATCGGTTTCCTTTTGGAAAAATTCAGCCATTTTCTCGGCTTTAACTTTTGCGAGGATCTCCGACCGTATGGTCGCCATCGATTGAGCGTGTTCCTTTTGGGACTTGTCTAATTCCTTGGCCTGATTGTTAGCGTCAATCATTGCGCTCACCACTCCGCCAACAGCAGTTGCGACAACTCCAAGTGAAGCCTTTACCGGATCCCCAGTATTTGCTAATATATTAAGGAAATTTTTAACCCCGGAAATAGCAAGATCAGCCTCCGGGGATAGGTCCCCGAACGCTTTGGAAATCTTCCCTACCGCATCGGCAAGATTAGCCGCTACAATTCTCTCGGTCGCTGACCTGATCTCTTCTAGTTGCCTTTCATATGATTCCGCAGCCGCAGCCGCAGCATCAAGAGATTGCTTATTTTTTACTGCGGCAACATCTGAAGCAGCAAGCGCCTGTTCGGAAGCGGTCTGAACCTTAAAGAAGCTCTTCGATAATTCATCGGTTGAATTCAATATACCATCTAGCGAGCCGGATACTTTGCTTGATGTCGATTCAGCGGTAGAGGCTACATTTTTATTAGCCTCGGCTAATTTATCCATTGACCCGGCAGCTTGATCCGCTCCGGATGTATTAGCCGTTGTGCTGATATCGATATTGACCTTTTTTGATGCCATATATTATGGGGCGACTAATCGTCCGGTTACGGATGTATTAAGCAGAACGGATGTGCCTACTTGCGATGCGGCAACGGATACATTGGCATCGTAGAATATTTGTTCGCTCATTGCAGCAAGCGGAACTGCTGCAGTTGTTCCCGATGAAATTAAAGACGGAGTTATTCCGGTAGCAGTCGTCCCCGGGCCGCCTATTGATATATTAAGAGTGTTGTCTTGCGCGGCATATGGACTCCGCCTAGTAAGAACAACATTTGCCCCGGATCCAGATACTGAAAAATACATCTGGACCTGTGCTATTGTTAAAAGCCAATATCTAACTCTATCCATCCATACTGTAGCAGTTTCTCCAGCATATACTGGAACAGAAAGATCCCATCCATTAGCATCCATTCCGGGAGAAGTTATAATAAGGGCGACATTACCAGACCCAGTTACAGTTCCGACTCCAGTAGCCGTTTCAACTTGTCTAGTTCCATAATTGGGCCAAGGGGTGGTCAGTTTAAAGATGCAAGATGTTTGGTTGGAAAAATATCCCGGCAACGCCGACAGGAAATATGTAGACCATCTTTGATATGTATCATAATCAGGAAAATTAAATCTACTATCAAATGAAGCGCTCGCCATTGATCCCGAGCGGAAAAACTGCCGCCCCCAAGTCCCTCCGATATAATTAACGGATTGGAATTGATTGCTGTATGATATGGAAAGATTCGATGTTTCGGCGGATGGTCCTTGGTCCCAGCCAGCGAGATCGATTATCTTATCCCCGATGAATGCGGCTGCATACATGAATTATGCTACTGCAAGGACTGTGAACAATGGGTTAGGTGATCCAGATGTGAATGTGCGCCGAGCCGCCATGGTAAGCTGACCGACTCGATTGTCAGTTGGACTGAATCGTTTCTGAATATCGATCACTTGCACAGCAAGGCAGTCGAAATTCAATCCGCCAGATGTGCTAGTGCTGATATCGAGCGTTGAGTTTGCGAGATCCTCACCAACATCCAACGATCCGAAATAGGTATCGAATGAATTAGCTAAAGCCCCAGTCGGAATGCAGGTGATGTTCACGCCGAGATTCTGGAGCGACATATCAACCGTGCCCATGCCATCAACAGTTACGGGGTTAAGACTTAAGTCGAATGCGATCTCAAATCCAGCCTCGGAGTAGAAAGGCCCGACTGCGCCTAGCGTTGCTTGGTATGGAGCAGTAACGATCAAAGACGGACTGAATGCCGAGCCAATCGCTGCGCCAGCAGTAGCAGAATAATAATCAGCTAATGAACTTGGGTCGCCGCTCTTATCCACTAATCCGGTGAATTGAACCGATCCGAATGCGGTGTTGTTAGCTGTGCATCGAATCGAGGGCATCTGCGTCACGGCAGCATTGTTGATCGTGTAAGTCTGATCAACGGATGTGATCACAAGCGCCTTGTCGGCTGATCCATAAATCGATCCACCGATTGCTGTGCTGCCATATGGGAAAAGCGTAGTTAATGCCTCGATCTCGCCAACTGGTTCAAACTCAACAACAACTTGGAAGTCTGTCTTTGCCTTGCCAACAATGCCATAGGCATCGGTTTCCTTGTCAAAGGTCGAGTTGGTCATGGTCAGCGAAACGCCACCCTTGGAGTAGAATGTCGCTCCATCGTAACCGATCTTACATGGGCCTCGAACGATTGTTGCTCTATCAAATGTTGCCATAATTTTATCTTTCTGGGTCTGTGTTGGTTAATCCAATTGGTATTCTGAATGTCAGGACTTGCTGGAGCATCGATTCGTTCGCTTGTTGCGACATTGAATCGAATAACAAAACTCCGCCAGATAATGCAAGCCCTTCGGAATCTAGCGGTTGATGATGATGAATGAGACGGCAGATAGCTTCAGCAATTTCGGTGCATGATGGCTGCCTTGATCCCCGGGAGCGCCAAAGAGAAGGAATTTCCGAAACAATCACTTTAAATGATGAATCGCTCAAATATGGTCCGGGAGTGTTTTCAGAATCCGTATCGGCACCATCGAAGTTGACTAGCACGAACGCCCCGGCAGTCTGCATTGCGTTAAGGATTGATTTCTCGACATCTTTCGCATCCTCAACAAGCACAGGGATCTTCGGGACAGTCCGGAAATAATCATGATCCGCCAATCTCTTGGCGATGCTTTCCACGATCTGTCGAATGATGCTCATGGGGAAGTTGAGAAATCCATTACGGCGGATCCACCATATCGGAATGAGGATGCGGAAGAGTAAGCGAAGCTGGATGCGCCCGGATCATCCGAATCGGCATCATTCTTGGCTAGATCGTCCAAGTAGTTTTCGGCTTCCTCAATGGATGATTTGCGATCATCGCCATTGAATTCAGCCAAGGAAGGAAAAGCATCGGACAGCAAACGCCTTGCAAGGGCATAGGCATGACGTTGCGCCCCGGGTGGCACATAGACACTAGAATTAACCACAGGCGGCAATCCGCGCTTCCTGCGCCCAGTATTGACCCGGCTGGCAATGTCCAATGCAACATGGGTCAGAACCTCCGTCACCTTTTCTTCAGGTGCGGCAGATTCAGCAAGCAGCGAAGCGATCTCTTCGGATCCTAGTCTTCCCTGCAATCCCGCAAAATTTAATTCAGCCCATGCCATAGATCAGTTAGAAAATTGCCGCTGATCCGAGGGAAATGAACAAACCCCAGACCAGCGGCATATTAAGATCCAAGCTAATTAGAAAAGTAGCTTGGTGGTGAACAGCTGACCAGCGAAGGTCCCGGCAGATGCGCTCGCAGTTTGCTCGACGCGAATATAGCGTCGAGTTGCGGGATCAACCCGGAAGCGAACGCTCTTGGCAGCAACGCCAAGTCCGCCAGCACCAGTTTGCGTGGTTGCCACAGCAGGATCCACAGCAGCGAAGGTCACGCCATCGGCGCTATCCTTGAAGGTGTAGGTAAGAACCGCTGCGTTAGCGATGCCGGAAGCGGCTGGAGCGGAAATTTCCACCACGAAGTTTTGAATGTCGCCACCGAGGACTTGTTCAAGATCGAATGTTGCGGAATTTGCTCCAGCTTGGAGGATTGCCACCGACGAAGTGTAGGAGGCATCTTGTTGATTGAGATTGAATTCAAAGGCCATTGTCGTATTATCTATTTAGGGGTTAGGATTAAGCAAGGGCTTCATTGTCAGCGATCGAATCGGTGATGATAATCGGGATACCGAACGATTCAGTAGGAACACCCGGAAGGATGCCAGTAAAGGCTTCCTGCTTGGTGCTGGCAGTCATCGTGCGGCTGATCTGAAGCTGGAATGCGGAACGGCGGCTCATCAAGAGATGGGTGGGGCGCTCGCCAACCGGGAACTTCGAAAGCAATTCAGCGATCTTCGCATCGGTGACACCCTTGCCGGAATCGGCGGTGCATTTCTTGATTCGGCCAATCGCGTATTTGTTGACGCATTGAAGACCGATCCATGCGGTGAGGTCTGCGATATAAGCAGCGAAGCGATTGCCTGAAGCATCGGCAGCATCGCCTTCGCGGAATGGCGAAAGATCAAAGCTAGTTCCGTTGCCATAGACATATTGGACGCCTTGATTGCCCGCCTTGATTGCATAAACCGAAGATCCAGTTGCGGAGGTTGTGCCGCCAGCGTCAACAACAAGCTCATCACCGAAGGTCGAGATGAATTCCTGAAGGCCGATGAAGCCTTTGCTTCCTGCGCTGCGACCATAGATGGTTTGCGAGCCGACAGTCGAAAGAGCAGCGCGCATCACGCCAGCGCCTTCGATTGCTTGGAGAGCTTCCGGGCCATCTTCGTAGCCGCGAGCAACTGCCTTGTCGACTTCGATGCGGGCGGAAAGGATGAAGGCTTCAACGAGGCGCTCGGTGAAGTTTGACTTCGTTGCAGCCGTTCCCTCATTAGCGGAGCGGAAAGCAACGGATGGACGCGAATTGCGAACCACAGTCTTATAACTGGTTCCGCGAATCGTGCGGGCGGGGATGGTCACAACTTCAGGGGAGGCGGTAGCCACTTCCTCAATCAGACCGACAACCGGATCAGCGCCATTAAGTTTGGCAAGATCAAGTAGAGTAGTATTGTTAGGCATATTATTTTTCTATTGGGGATTATTTGTTGAGCGATTGTGCTTTAAATGCAGCTTCGACGCGAGCGAGACCAGTCAGTTCAACTGAAGGAGTTTCTTCGATGCGTCCAGCAAGAATTGTAGCGCCATTGATTGCTTCGTTGCTTGGCAGCGAGGCAAGAACCTTGGCTGCCTTCTTATCGGCAAGAATTGCACCTTTCCAGAATGCTTTAGCATCCTCGTCTTGTGGAGCGATGCGTCCAGATTTGACAGCTTCGTCGATTGCGGATTCAGCGGATGCCATATCCTTCTCTTCGATCTTTTTCTTCATATCTTCGTATTCTGCTTTAAGAGCGGCATATGCAGCTTCCATTTCAGCAAGTTGTTCTTCGGCGGACTTTTTGCCTTCATTAGCTGCTTCCACTTGCTCGGCAAGGGAGGCGGATTCACGAAGAGCAGCGAGATTAGCCTTTGCGGTTTCGAGTGCGGTATCCGGCGATTCGCTCGCCTCAACCAGACCCAATTCGATCAGTTGTTCAGTCATATTATTTTGTTCGTTATGTGATGCCGCAATGCGCGGGATTTCTTCAAATGCTGGATCATTGACTAGGGATCCGATCTCGCCACGCTTTGCTAGACCAGTCGGAATTCCGTCTTTTGAAAGAAGGAAAGTAGGGGAAAAATAAGAATAGTCGCGCCCCTCAACGGCTTTGCGCCCGGCTTCCGTCCATTCGACATCAAGCACAAGACCAACGCCTTCCTCATATCTAAATTCCTTGGGGATAAATGAGGCGGCACCTTGCTTATGATCAAACCCTGCGAACGGGCGAACATTAGACTCAAATCGCTTATTAAGGTCTTCAGCGAATGATGCAGCAACCCGGGAATCAACTAGGACATCAACGGTTTTGGCCTTTCCGCCAACGGTCGCATTGATGCGGTGTTGTCCTTCCGGGAGATAGACAATTGAACCAGCAACATCGGAAAGCTCCGATTGGATTGCAGCGGTTACAATGTTGGAATTGCGAAACATCGAAGGGAGATAATCATACATGGTCATATATGTCAAGTATTGAATTCAGATATCAAATAGTCCAAAGCGCCGTCCATGAATGCGTTCACATATGAATCTTCCGGAGGAAGAGCATTAGGCCAAGGCTTATGAGTGACGGATTTCACCAAGGCATAGATCGGTTTAATTCCGTTTGGAGCGCCTTCGTCAACTTCGGCCAAAACATTCTTGACCCGGAACAATGGGTTAACCCGGTTGGAATATTCTCTAGCGGTCTTTGCGTGCGCTCTTGGATCCAACGGAATTGTTAGGTTGTTTTTGCGTTTAGCCCGGATCGTTCCGCCTGTCACTTTATGAGCCAATCCGATGGTTTGATTGCTAAATGTAACCGTGTTGGAATTTGGTTGGCTCAAACTCCAACCTCGCGCTGTGCCTTCCCACCAGCGGGTTTGCTCACGCCCCGGGCCATGAGTCGGCAGGCTCGGCGTGATCCATTTAACCCTTCCGGCCATCGCGTAATATTTCCGAACCTCTTCGATTGCATCCTGCCCACCTTGCAGAACCGCAGCCTTGCGGACACCGGGAGCTGCCAAGGCAATAGCAGCAGCCTTGGCTTCATCCAGCCCGGTTGCCGTAATTGTGATGAATGAATTACCTACTTTCATCTTCAAGCCCTTTCAGCATCGCTTTCCCGATTTCATTCTCTAGCGCATCGGTCAAGGCTTGAGCGTTGAGCATCCCATACATTTGCGGGATGCGTTCGATTACTTGATCAACCTCCCGGATAAATGCGCCAATTGTCATCCGCTGCGATTTGTCCATTAGGTCAGCTAGAACCTGATCGACTGGAGCGAGCCAATCGGAAGCAACATCTCTCAATTCCTCATCAGTCATTGTTTGTCGAGTTTAGCGACAATGGACTTTGCCCAACTGAATCCCTCATCCCCGCCCCATCCATTCCATGCTTGCCATCCCTTGCCCTGCTCATCCCAAGTCTGACCCTTCTTGTCCACCTCATGGCGGCTGAAGAAAGAAACCATCCGGCGGACGGTATCCTCGGAAAGCTCGGATCGGCTGGAAATATCCCTAGCCCTAGCTAGACCGACAGATGTCATGCCTCGCTCGGATTGCGGCTTTGTCCGGCGGACCTCTAGCGCATTTGCAGCATTGCGGGCCATCTTTTCAGTAGGCCGGAGATCAACCGCAGCCGCTGATTCAACCTCGGCAATATCGGTGATTTCCTCCGACATTTCATCCGGCATATCCTCAACATCTGGAGCATCTACCGGAATCTCCGGCTCAATCGCTGGGGGCATAGAATCGCCACCGAAAATCTCCTCGCCTTCAATCGGCATTGGGATCCCAAGCTCATCATAGACCCACGCTTTAGGCATCTGAATGCCGATCTCATTGTAAATTTTGACACGCTCGGCAATTGCCTTCTCATCCTTTGGAACCGGAATCTCTAGTTCACAATAGGGCATATCCTCGGAAGCAACCTTGCCGAAGTTCATCCGGACAATTGCCGGGATTAGCTGCGTTGTGATGATAGAAGCGACCCATGACGAAACGGATTGCAGCACCTCGCTCCGGATGCCGGAATGGACATCTCCTAGCGCACGGGATCCTGTCCCGGTGTTATCGGTCGTTAGCGTCTGCCCCAAGAGCAGGATATCACAAGCCCTGTCCGCCACATCCATCATGTGCGATTGCGGCAGGTTGTCGCCTCCGGTCACGGCAGAATGAATCTCGAAATCAACCCCCGGACCAGTTGCTGCCCAGCCGGATGATCCGATTGATTCCAGCATATCCTCGGCTTTATTTAGCGCATCCTCGGTGCCATCGGTCTTTGCCGTCCGCATCGGGATTCCGAAGAGCTGCGAGAATTGCATTAGCCAACCAAGACCATAGACGGAGGCTAACCAGTATTTTGTCAGCGTCCGGAGATTAGCGGAATGGATCGGATGCGTCCCGCCTTGCGACCAAACACCGATCAAGAAACGATCAGGTGGGAAATCAACAAGAGATGCGTAATTTGTCCCACCCGGAGCAATCATCAAGCGATCAACATCATTCCCGGCGGATGGATAGGCTAGATATTTTGCAGGAACTGGAGCATAGCAACGAGGGCTAATGATACCATTTTGCGATTGCCATACGATCTCAAGGACAGAAATCCCCTTGGCGTAAGCATCAATCAAAGCCTTGATCATCCCGGATACATCTAGCTCCCAATATCCCGGGCGGGGAGAATATGACTCAAGCGCCCGCTCGACAGTTTCGTAAATCTTAACCGCTGCCGGAGTCGGTTCCTCGGCATCCTCTCGGATTGCTGGCTTGATTTCCAGCTCCAGCCTAGCGACCGATCCCGCAACCTCATTTAGCGCCTTCCGCAGCCTTGGCCAAGTATCAAGCATAAGACGGAACAAGCGATCTTGATCCTCCAGCTTTCCAGTCCTAACGCCCCGAAGAATCGTGCGAACCTGATCCGGAGTGACATTTGCCAGATCATAATCATTGGTTCGGTATTGTGCCGGGATAGGCCAAACAACACCCTTGCGCTCGTCGATTGTCATATGAGACTGTCGGATTAACATAATAATTTATAATTGGCAAGCCATTGTTTTACATAGCATTGAAACCGGATCGGCGCGGGCTGGAGAATTCAGACCTGCGAGATCGAACCGGATCTTCCCCGGTCATCATGCCTTGCATAGCTGGACCACATACAATGCAGCCAAGCAGCGCATCCGCCCGGTCGGGAGATTTTAAACCGCTCGCCCGCATCGTATCCTTTGATTCAGCCCGGAGCTTTCCATTCTCGCTCCATTCAGTTTTGCGACTGGTAAGCTGCTTGAATGTGACAGGATCAAGATCGCCAAGAATGATCCGCCCCCGGGAAATCTCCCGGCAACCTATATGCCAAACCTCGCCAATCAAATTGGCATATTCGTTAGGCTCCCTTGATCTAGCCCCGCCATGAAATCGATTGATCCGCCATCCATGCTCGGTAAGCGCATCGATCATCACGGTCCCTAATCCGTCCGCATCTCCCCATATCTGCGATGCCTTCAGTTCCTCGGATTCAAAAAGCCGGATAAATTGCCTGACTCCCTGCATCGTATCCTTTTCCGCCCATGCCTTCACGATCTTTGCGGAATTGCCCCGGCGAACGGCTAGGACATTCTCATCTCGCCCGGCTGCAAAGTCGCAGAATGCCACGACAGTCTCGCCATGAGGATCCGGTGGATTATCGATTGCATCCCGCAGCGCATCGCTAGAAAGGATCAGGCGATCAACATCCTCGGCAAACTCGGCAAGGTGCATAGATCGAAAGATCGGGTGCTTCTCTCCATAAACCTCCAGATCCCGCTGCCTCTTATCCGGATCGATGTGGGGGCATTCATCCGATCTAGCTTTGATTCGATACCAATAATCCGCTTCCTCATGCTGCGAGCGATAGAACCATCCCATCGGCGCTCCCGGGGATGATGCTGCCAAGATCCGGTTAGCCGTGCATCGATCAACCGCAGCCTTGATTCCGTCCGGTATCGTCTTTGCCTCGTCGAGAACATAAAGCACCGGACTATCATCGGTGGCATGGTATCCCTCCGCTCTCCCGGGATTATCAGTCGAGAATCCGGAAGCCCATCCTCCCTGCGGAGTGCGAATCTCCGCCTGATTCCAAGTCCATCCTTGGAAGAGCGGATGTCCGCGATACTTTTCCATAGCGGGCCAAAGCTGAAGCAGCACCTGTCGCCATGACCCGGATGTCACCGGGATCCGCCCCTTGGGGAACATTGTGAGCCACCAAAGGATTGATGGAGCAATCACCGCAGCCGTCTTGCCGGATCCATTGGCTGCAACCAATGATGTCCTTTGATGGTTATTTATGCCCTTGAATGCTCTGACCTGCCAATCATAGGGACGCAATCCAAGCACTCCAAAAGCAAATGGACCTAGATCAATATCAGGCATCAATGGACTCCCATTGCTTTTTGAATCGCTTAATTTCTTCATTGTCCGCAATCGTTGTGATTGAATTGTTCTGCACATTAACTTGAACCTCCGGGCCATCTAGCGTTGACCATTTAGCCCGGCATTTGAGCCAAAAGATACAGGCAGTCAAAGCCTCTTTGGAATCGCTCATGGCAATATCATACAGGCGCTTTGCAATCTGACTGGTTGCCTTGGCTTGCCCAACATCGATGTCATCATCATAATATTTCCGCAGCGTCTTTTCATCGATGCCGACTTGATTGGCTACCATCCGGATCGGCACTCCAATTCCAGCAAGCGTTCGGATCAGCCTTCGGTTTTCTTCGCTAGGTTTGTGGCTCATTTAATTAAAGGATTGGCGGGTCCGGTGACATTCCAAAATAGAATAATCCCATTGCCTCTTTTCTTTTTGCATATCTTCCATGCCTTCGCATCATAATGCGGGCAGCTAGGAAATGGCGGACGGTCATCTATGGCTTTTGAGAAAGGCATTCCAGCCTTGAAGATATTTGCCCCGGCAACATCGGAGCTTGATAGAGTCCGCCCAACTTCAACAACATTTATCGATGCGCTAGGCCAAGCAGCCCGGAGCGAGCGAGCGAGAACGCCTGATCCTGAAGCGCACCAAACTTCATCCGGGGTTATGCCAATCGATCTAGCAGCCGATGATATGGTCGAGATTGCAGCCGGAGTATTAACGCCAAATGGAATGAGAGTCGCCCCGGTCCTAGCGCAATATTCCCTTGCTCTTGCCTGAACGACTTTCAGATATCCGACAGGCACTTGCATTATTTTAGCCCCCATTCTCTTTGCCTCTAGCGCACGATCATGCGGAACTTTGCGCTTCGCTACGAATATGGTCGCCCGCTTTCCTAGCTTGGCTGCGGTATGAGCAAGAGCGGTTTGAGCGCCTCCCTCGCAGGGACTGGCATAGACAAGCTCATCTACTCCATCGAAGAGATAGGGAAGGAACCTTGCCTTCGTGCCGCCCGGGAATAGATCATCCCGGACGACATTGATCCCAAAGTATTCCTTAACGATTGGAGTCATAATTCCTCGCCCAAGTCGGAGTTATCCTGATCCGGATTGATGTCTCCGAAATCGCATTCGCCACAGGCTTGAGCTGCTTTCTTCCCATCGCCTTTAACGAAGACCAAAACATTTTGGTGAACCTTGCCTAGCTTCCGAGATGTCGAGAACGAGTTGCCCGCCCGCATCGCAACGGATCCGCAAGTGGTAGTCAAAATCGCCTCATTATAATAATTAAGCCCGGCGGATTTGAATGCCTCCACGGTGTCGCCAACGAAGTTATAGTAATTCCCGCTCTTATCCCGAACATCACCGACCACAAAGCAAGCGAATCGGTCTTGCTTCAATCGGCTGCAAGCCTTGGCGATGATCTCGAAATACGCTTCCTTGAAATCTGCATAATCCATCGTTGAGAGATCAAGTGGATTGGAGCTATAAACCTCTAGATCGGCATAGGGAGGACAAGAGAATATAAAATCGGCGTCTACATCATGGCATATCTTATCAATGTCCCTGCTATCTGCGTTGTGCCAAACCGGGGGAAGATCAGGGCAGATTTTGTCGCCTTGAATCCTATTCGCATTGACCTGCTCTTGACGAAGATCAACACCGATATACTGCCGCCCAAGGACGGAAGCCACAATGCCGCGAACGGATCCCCCGGCGAATGGATCCAGCACCGTTCCATTGCTCGGGCTAAACCATCTATAAGCAAGTTCGCAAAGCGTTGGATCGAATATGCTCGTCCCGCTTGCCCCGGTTCGCCTTGCCAGAAGATCCGGACGACCTCCAGCCGGAGCGTTGCGACCCTCTTCGCTATCAATGCCAAGAGCGATCCATTTCCTCTTCCTATCCTGCCACCATCCATCCCTTGCATTTAGGACGGAAAACGGAGGAACGCCGAATTTAGATGCCAGCGATCCGGATCCACTTCCCTCGCCTTTAGAATCCCCGTCATCATCGCCTTGATCCGGGAATAGATCCTCTATCTCTTCAGCATCAAATCCGATTAGATCCATATCAAAGTCAGCCTCCCGAAGCTCGGAAATCTCAAGCCCAAGCATCTCGGAATCCCATCCAGAATTCAGCGCCAACTTGTTGTCGGCAATGATATAAGCCCGCTTTTGAGTCTCGGTAAGATGCCCTAGCCGGATGCAGGGAACCTCGGTCATCTCCAACTTCCTTGCAGCCATAACCCTTCCATGCCCGGCAATGATGCCATCATCGGAATCGATTAGGACAGGATTGGTGAATCCAAATTCCCTGATTGAAGCTGCTACTTGAGCAACCTGTTCATCAGAATGCGTCCGGCTATTGCGAGCATATGGGATTAGCTTATCTAGTTTTACTTTTTCTATTTTCATTTTTTAGGTTTGGTGAAGTTCTCAAGCAGGGCAAATGGCTTGGATCCATATGCCGCAAGCCGATCATCTAAATCTATTTCAAGCCCAAGAGAATCCGCCTCGGCTTTTGACCAAACCACCCTTGCATATTTCAGCTTGTGCCGATCAATCAGCTCGTCGTGCTTTCCTCCATATGATGCCTGAAGCATTAGATTAGGTGGGATCTCGTTGATCCTAGCTATCCAGAACGGAAGCGATTTAGTGAAAGCCCAAAAGTGGACATCCTCCCGGGACCGGATGAATCGCAGCCACCCATCAAAATAGTTCTGCGAAAAGAAGTCCCCGGCGGCATGGATCCGGACTAGCTTTGCCTTTCGGGGGAGGCATTGCAGGACTTCCTCTATCTCTTCGGGGGACTTTCTAACGACCGATTCAAAGTTTGTCCATAGCCGCTCCCGGACGGATGGATATCTCTCGGTCATTGCGGAATAGCATTTAAACTTTTGTCCCGGTCCGTTGGTGATTTTTCCGGTTTGCCTATCTGCTTTTGCCAAGCATTGATCCGCAGCCGGACAGGTCCATCCGCTAGGGATGTTCCAAGCATAGGTAGCCGGATCGAATAGATATCTGTTCCCCTTGGTGAATGCTGGCTTCATGCTTTTTATAATGTGGAAGATTTATGGAACTACATCGATTGTGTCCATTGTGAGAACAGTTGTCCTAGCGACAAGCGGATCCTCTCCATAGAAGATCAGGTCATCAATTGCCTCTTCGATGGAATCGTATTTATTCAATGCGATATCATCGATGATTTTGTCGATCATTACTTGGTTTTTATCCATCCTACTTTGATAAATATTTTTTCTATCTCTTGGGCAATCGGCACAAAGTCATCATCATCCCATTGATCGGGATATCTAGCTCCATTGGTAGGGACTCCCTGTCTTTCTTTCAATTGCTCAAGCATCTTCGGGTTGCCTGACTTGGTTGCGATATATTGAGCATATGCCCGCGCAAACATTTCGTGATTAGATGTGAAGTAGTCAATGCTTCTTTGAGTTATCCCGGTGCTTGAAAAGATTTCTTTTATCTTCCTAGATTGGAAAGCAGCCTTTCTAAAATCCGAGAACAGATCAGAATAGGATGCCATTGATTGAATGCCTTTAGATCCGGTATTAGGAATCAATCCCTTAAATCCCTTATGGTCCATCCAATGCCCCATCTCATGCGTCAATGTCATTGGGGTTTTTCCAACCTTGAATATATCAATGTTGCCATCGGTAAGGCTATACTGACCATTTGCCGTTCCAGTAGATTTTTTAAAGTTAAGATATGCCGCTGGCAGCGGTCCGTCTCCGTGGATCGAATCGATTGTCTGAACAACTTCATCTGACAAAATCTTTTCCAATCTTGTTTCAGATGCTGATCTAAAAAGTTTGCTGGATATCTTCGTACCTTCCGGCTCGGTCTCCCCGGGCTTCGGCGCTGCAACCGGAGCTGGAGCCGTAGCTGGAGCGGGGATGGGAACCGGGACTGGAGCCGGGGCCGGAATCTGTCCGCTGCGAAGCGCCTTCAGCCCCTCAAGGGTTAGCTTTCCATCTGCGGTTAGCGCCTGTGGGCCTAGCCGGGATGTAATGGCATTGATCGCTTGTTGCCGGATATCCGGAGTGATATCGCTGATATCGGCATTTACGCCTTTGTTAAATCTTGTCGGAAGCGTTGCGCCAAATTGAGTTAGATCGGGCGGCATGACCTTTTCCCCGGGCTTCACAAGCCCTAGCGCCTCGGCTCGCTTGCGAGATACCGGGAATGTGGTCATAAATGAGTTAAAGCCCCAAGGTCCCCAAGGAACACCGAAGCCACCGATGTCTGGCGAATTCTGCTCAAGCCAGAACTGGATATCATCGAAGCGCCGGACAGCACCCTCGTTGGCAACATGGAGCGTCCGTGGAACTTTTGCTCCGGGAGTGCGGACAAACTCGGCAGCGGGAAACCTATCGATCCTAGCCGGATCCGAAACCCGGGATTGATAGATGGCGAAATCTTGGGCTTGAGCCGTATTCGTATTGAAGATCAGCTTTAGCCGGGATGCGCTGATTACATTCTGGATGGATTCATTCTTAAAATCTTCGGGGCTTGCCAGTCCTTCGCTGATTAGCAGGGCAGCGGCTTTCTCTCGGAATTTGGCTAGGCCGGATTCCTTGAAAACGATTTCATTCCCTCCAGATGGCGTGAGGATTGATTCTGTCGCCCCGGATTGCCAGTCCAGCAACATGGAGCGCATCCGATGGAGAACCCGCGCAGAATTGATTGTGGCGCTAAAGAAGCTGCGTTGCCGGATAGCTGGAGCGACTGCCGCCCATTCTTGAGAGTTGAAGGATCCGGGGGAAACTTTCCGCCGGACGAGATATTTCAGGCCATCAAGGTAGGTTTCCATTATTTTCCGTCTGTCAGTTTTTGGATGGCATTGAACGCGGATGATGCAAGGCCGGGGATTGATTGCATCGGTTTAGGCTTGAGCGGGCGGATCTTGTGGGGGGGTGAATATCGCGCATCATTGCTGGCTTCATGCTTCGCTATGAGCCTTAATGCGTAAAGACTTGGGCGGATTCTTTGCACGATTTTTAGAATATGTAAAGATTCTGCTGATATTGCAATCCGTAACAGAATAACGCATCGGGAACAAATCAGCGTTCCCGGAATTTTCCCTGATTCCATAAGGGATCCAGCCCTAATAATAATAATAATAACATAATTACATATTTATTTATATATATATAGAGAGAGAGAGGGATATATCTCTCTATATAAGTATATAGGGCTATATCTTGGAAAAGCGTTACCAGCGTAACTTTCGCTTAATCGATTTAGGATCAATGAGTTGCACGGGAACATGGCTTGTTACCAGCGTTCCCATATGGAAGGAATCGAGGGAATCCCGGCGAAAATCATCAAGAATTGATGTGCCGGATCAAGGATTCTTGGGAAATTTATCAAGAAATTTTGCCCTTGTAAGCCGCATAAACACAAGGATTCTTGATTTTCTTGAAACTTTTTCTTGAGAATCCGAAGGAATTCTTTAGATTGAATCCGTCAGCCGCTCATGGCTGACAGAACCAGAACCAACCAACATGAAAATCAAATCAGCAACCAAAAGAGCAGTCGCCAAATACGGAATCCAAACCTGCATCGATGCCTACGCAATGCACGAAGACGGCAACGGAGCCAGCACGGTCTCCCATAGCTTCTCAATCCTCAACGGCAACACGAATGCTGGAGATGCAGCGATCAACGCTGGACGAGATATCAAAGAAAACGGAGTCATCTAACCAACCCCGCCGGGTTCCATCCCCGGCACAACCAACCAGAACCAACCAGAACCAACCATGACAACTACCAAGAATTCCATCGCATCCCTAATCCCCAACAAGGAAGTGCTGAAGATGCTCCAGTCGCTTAAAGATTCAGAATGCTTCACGATTGAGGCTGACCTAGAATCCGGGACGATTCGCGCATTGCACGGAGAAAATCAGACGAGGGTATTCGTTGCTCTTCGCAAGGGGAAGCCGGGCGCACCTTGGATCGTCCGGATGCACTCCAAGCTATTTATCTAACCAATCTCCCGGGGTTCCATCCCCCGGATCTAACCGAACCAAAAATAACACCATGAATGAATCAGACCTAGCTTGTTTAATCGCAGAATCGCTTTCCGAATTCACGGAAGACATCATCGCCTCCGGACGCGAGTCCCTGCACGGATTCGATTATGACGGAGCGGAGATCGAAACCTACGAGGATGCCGGGATCCTATCCCGGGATGCCGGGCTTGTTATCCGCATCGCCGGAAAGAAATTCTATGTCACAATCAGCAGAAATTGAACCAATGAATAAATACGAAACCAAAGCAGTCCAGCTCTCGCTTGCCGTCCTAGACGGGGTGGAGCGCACCACCGATGTCACGGTCTATAATATCGTAAAGTGCATAAGCGATGCCATCCGGCAGCTTCACTTCACCAGCGTCGAGCGAGAGCTTGTCGATGATGCGGTGCTTACGGCACTTGAGCAGAAAGGAGTGGAAGTTTGTTATTAAGATGAATTGGGAACCACCAATTTGGCTTGGAATGATAATCTCCGGGATCCTTGGACTCTTATTTGTCGGGGCAGCTATTCTGCTTCACCACCTAACCCATTAAGCAAATGATCGAATCAAATAAGAATAATATTTGGGGGCGCATCTATCAAATCGGAAAGAACGCATCCGGGAGATATCAATCGATATGTTCATGCGGCGGGCGCTATGCCAAGCAAGTCACAGTTCATCTTTCGGATTTCGACTACCAACCTATAAAGATTGACCGCGCAGAATTCGCAAAGCTAATTCGACAACACAGGAAAAATGAAAAAAGAAATAAAGCTGAAGAAAAATGATCCCTGTCCGAAATGCGGAGGGAGGATCGAATGGGATCTAGGTGATTCTGGATCCCGTTGGGAACCGGGGACTCCGCCTTGGATCGGATGTTCGGAATGTGAATTCTCTCCGGAGGATGAAGAAATAGACCACGACAGTTTTTATCCCTACAATAAATATGAACAATAATGAATACCACGCCATGCCCGGGATTTCTAAATCGGGCCTTGATCTTATCAACCGCAGCCCCGCTCATTATAAGTGGGCTAAAGATAATCCATCGGATCCAACTCCAGCGATGCGGATCGGAACCTTGACTCATCTAGCAGTCCTTGAGCCGGATCGCTTCGCATCTGAATGCGTTGTGATGCCTTCGATGGATCGTCGCACCAAAGCCGGGAAGGAAGCATGGGAGCAATTCCAAGTTGATTATCCGGAGCATGAGCTATTGACTAGCGAAGAGCATACTAGAATCATGGCGATCCGGGATTCCGTATTTGCTCATCCAATGGCGCGAAAGCTCATGGATCGCATCACCGATGTTGAGGTTTCGACATTCTGGAAGGATCCGGAGACCGGGGTTGATTGTCGCTGCCGCCCGGATGCGGTCCTAGATAATGGGATGCTGATCGATTTGAAGACTGCCCGGGATGCCGGGCCGGGATTTGAGCGGTCGGTGGCTAAATACAGATACCATGTTCAAGCCGCATTCTATGGTGACGGCATGGGAGGGATGGAGAATCGCCCGATGGTATTTATAGCGGTCGAGACGGAAGCCCCATATCTCGTAAGCTGCAACATCATTGGATACGATTCCCTGATTGCCGGATTGGAAGCATATCGGCGCAATCTCGCAACCTACGCTGAATGCGTGGCTAAAGATATTTGGCCGGGATATTCAGACGGAATGCAAACTATAAATCTTCCTGAATGGGAGCTAGAGCAAGAGAACTAACATATAATAAAAATGAAGACAGAAACATATACCGGAAAAGTAAGCGGCATGAAGACAAGCCCTTGGTTGGCAAGTGAAGATTTGCTTGGGATCAGCCCGCAGCAAGTCGTCATCGCCGGGGTTTATAAGCATGAGGATGTGCCGATGGATGGCGGGCGCAAAGAGAAGCTGTTGTTTGCGGTAGGGTTTGAGAAAATCCAAAAGCAGATGATCCTGAATGCTACCAATCGGAAATCACTATCTCGGCAATTCGGCGCTGATACGAAGCAATGGATTGGCAAGACCGTAACGCTATTCGTTCAGGATGGAGTCCGGAAGCCGGGCGGACGAGCCGGGGAGACTTGCACCGGACTTCGGATCGCTTCGGGAGAATCAAAGCCGATGCCTAGTGCAGCGGACATCATGGAGGAATTAGGATGAAGATTAAACGCCCCTTAATCATCGGGCGGGATCCGATTATCACGATTGCCCTAATCCGGGCGCTAAACAAAAAGAAAGAAAGCAAAGCATGGAAAATATAAAAGAAACGCTGATAGAACTAGCCAAGGCCGGAATTGGAATCCGGGAATGCGCTGCGTTCGTAATTGTAAATGGACAGACATCCGGAGAGATTGCCGATGCGGTTGGATCCGCCCGGCATACAATGGCAACCCGGCTCAATACGCTTGCCCGCAAGGGCTTGATTGAAAGGGTTTGCTATGACGGAGCCTCCCGATGGGTTAAGACGGATATTGGATACGATGTGATGAACCGCGCCGGGATATGATATCGCTCCGACCATATCAATCTAGCCTGATAGATGCGGTCAGATCCAGCTATCGGGGCGGCAACCAGCGAGTTTTGGTTGTCGCCCCAACCGGATCCGGAAAGACCGTGATGTTCTGCCATATAGCGCAGCAAGCCCGGGAGAATCGGAAGCGCACAATGATTCTCGTTCATCGGGCGGAGTTGCTAGATCAGACGAGCCGGACGCTAACCGCTTTCGGGGTTCCTCATGGCATCATTGCAGCGGGGCGGACATCGGATGGATCCGAGCTTATACAAGTGGCATCGGTTCAGACGCTAATCCGCCGGATTGATCGGGTCATGGATCCGGATCTTATCGTGATTGATGAAGCCCACCACGCAATTGCCGGATCATGGCGCAAAGTGGTTGAGCAATTCGCTGCGGCCCGGATCTTGGGAGTCACGGCAACTCCGGAGAGGCTAGATGGCAAAGGGTTATCGGATGTCTTTAATGACTTGATCCGAGGTCCGGAAGTCCGGGACCTGATCCGGGATGGATATTTATCCGCTCCGGTCTATTATGCCCCGCCCGGGGATATTGATATGGCATCCGTCCAGCTTCGCCGGGGAGATTATGACCAGAAAGGGCTGGAATCCATCATGGATGCCCCGAAAATTACCGGGGATGCCGTCGATCATTACCGGAGGATATGCCCGGGGACTCCAGCCATTGCCTTTTGCGTTTCCATCAATCACGCAAATCATGTTGCGGAGGAATTCCGCCGGGCTGGATTCCGATCCGATACCATCGATGGAACTTTATCGGCGGAGGACAGGCGGGACAGGGTTCGCTCGCTAGGCAATGGGAGGCTTCAGGTGCTGACGAGCTGCGAAATCGTGAACGAGGGATTCGATCTTCCAATCGTAGCGGCTGCTATTTTGCTCCGCCCCACTCAATCCTTGGGGCTACATCTTCAGCAGCTAGGCCGGGCGCTTCGTCCATCCCCCGGGAAAAGCCGAGCAATTATACTAGACCATGCTGGCAATCTTGCTAGGCACGGTTTGGCGGAGGATATCCGGGATTGGTCCCTAGATGGAGCGGAGAAGAGAAAAAAGAAAGCCAAGGACGGGGACAAGATAAAGACCCGGCAATGCCCGGAGTGCTTTGCTTGCCATCCTTGGGCGGCATCATGCCCGGAATGCGGCAACGAATATGTCACGGACGGACGGCAGATTGAAGTAGTCGGCGGGGATCTAGTCGCCTTGGATACGAGATTTCAGCAATGCCGAGGCTGCAATCATGTTCATTCCCGATGGGATGCTTCATGCCCGAAGTGCGGGATGATTCATGATCCAGTCAGGGCTAGGAAAAAGGAGCAAGGCCGGGCGCAAACTCTTGACGAATTAGTTGCGCTAGGCAAAAGAAGAGGATACAAAAATCCTTATGGGTGGGCCAAGCATACTTGGTCTGCCCGAAACCAGAAAACAAAAAACATATGAACCAAGAACTAGAAGATAGCGATGATTGGGAATGCTCTACTTGCAAGCAGACGCATCCAAAAGAAACTGATTATGAATGCTCGTCTTGCGGGATGCTCGCATCGGAGCATATCAGCATAACTCAACTGTGTAAAACAATGAGGCGCTGGCAGGATCAGGCTTATTCATTGGAAGTAAGGAATAAGCAGCTTACGGAGCAGATAGAGAAAATTAACGCCTCGCTGGATGCAGCATTGGACTATATCGAATCCAACAAGAAAGAATTTAGAAGGTGAACGCCGACACAGATACAAAGTCGGAGAGCGCCGACATCGAATGCCAAGAATGCCTAGATCAGTCTAGGCTACTTGGAATGTCAGCCGAGCGAGAATGTGCCTTGCTCGGAAAGATAGATCGGATTGAGCGAGAGCGTGACGAATATAAAGGCTTACTTATTGAATTGCACAATGATATAAATGTAATTCATTCAGGCAATGCCATAGCGAAGCTGAACAAAATGTTTAAGGAAGAGAATTATAACTAAAAAATATAATATGTATCCAAGCGAAAATAATAACCAAGCAGGGAAGGGAGATATGCCTAGGCCAATTGCCCTTTCTAAATATCGTCAAAATTATGATTTGATTTTTAAAAAGCCCGAAAATCAAAAGAATCAAATCCCACTTAATAATATCCAACCGCCATCTATCGACGAGCCGAAGATGGAAAACAAAAATCCTGCATGAATAACATTGAAGATTGCTTCCAGCGAATAATTGAGGAAAAGAACAAGGCTCAAGCCGAGGCGAAGCATTGGAAATCCGAGGCTGACAAATGGCGAGAGGTTGCGGTCGATCAGGACGGAAGAATCGAATCAATGATTGCCACGCTTTCCTCAAAGATGGACAAGATTGAATCTGAAATAAGGAGCCTAAAGTGACGGAATCAGACGCTCAATCCCTGATCCGGCAGCAAGTCGGAAATGGTCCGGTCCGATTGTTCCGCAACAATGTCGGAGCGACCCGGGATAGCAAGGGGCGCTTGATTCGATATGGATTAGCGAAGGGATCAGCCGATCTAATCGGATGGGTTTCTAGGAAAATAACAGAAACAGACATCGGGGAAACGATTGCTCAATTCGTAAGCATTGAAGTAAAATCCTCATCCGGCAAGCCAAGGCCGGATCAAATTGCTTGGCAGGATGCAGTAAATAAGGCAGGTGGTCGTGCCGGGATTGCCCGGACGGTTGATGATGCCGAAAAGATAATCTCCCCCAAACAAACAAAATAAAAAATGAACAACATAATTAGAGTAAAAATCGATGTCACAAAGATCGACAAATCCGCAATCCATCACGGAGAAAAAGGTAAATATATTGATATTACGCTTTTAGGAAATCGTGATGGAGAGGACAGATTTGGAAATCACTACATGGTCGTTCAGGATCTCGGCCAAGCTCGCCGGGAGTCCGGAGAGAAGGGTCCGATCCTTGGCAATGGGAAAATCGTAGGCCAAAAGCCAGCGATGCCGCCAACGCAGCCGACAATCATTCAATCCGGAGAGAATGAAAATGTCCCTTTCTAACCGGGTCAATTGGAAGGAATTTTTTTCCGATTCATGTATAGGCGACTCGTTCATTGCAGATGCCCCTGCAAAGGCATCTGCGATGGCGAGCGCCAAACGCTACGGCATCAAATTAAAGACAAAGAAAATGGAAAATTGCAGATATTTCTGCACAATCATCGATACTCTTGACGAAAGGCAAGAAATTCTGTCAGCATTTTCATCCCTCCCGCTGGATCAATTGCGGGCGATTTACAAAGCAGCGAACCAAGCTAAAATTTTATGAACCATGACTTCAGCGAACTAAATCAAAAGGCTTTACCATATATTGAATCAATCTGCCGGGAGCTATTCCCGGCAGGGAAGAAATCAGGGAGGGAATTTAAGGTCGGATCCCTATCCGGAGAACCCGGAGATTCGATGTCCATCAATGTCCAGACCGGGATGTGGGCAGATTTTGCAACCGGGGAGAAGGGTGGGATTCTTCGCCTGATCCAGCTCGCTAGAAACACCGACATCAAATCCGCTGCTGATTGGTTAGCGGGGAAAATCGGATCCGCCCCAACCCCTACGCCATCGAAATCCGACACATGGGTTGCAATGCCATTCGCTCCCGAGCCAGCGAATCAGTTTGTGCTGATGCATAAGGGCAGAAGCCCCGCAGCGGTATGGGAATATTTGGGCAAGGATAAGGAGATTCGCGGATATATCGCCCGGTTCGACAATCCAACCGGAAAAGAGGTTTTGCCGCTGACATGGTGCAAATCGACATCAGGCGCAACAGGGTGGAAATGGAAGGCAATGGCGGAGCCTCGCCCGCTATTCAATCTGCCGGAAATCATCAGGAATCAAGACCCGATCATCATCGCGGAGGGAGAGAAAGCAGCCTCCGCCTTGATCGCTGCGGGCTGGAATGCGACCACTTGGTCCGGCGGATCATCGGCTCATGGTAAGACCGATTGGGAGCCGCTGCGTGGTAGAGCTTGCGTTATTTGGCCTGACAACGACTCGCCCGGGATGATTGCAGCCGAGTCCATCGCAAAGCGCCTAGAATCGATCTGTGCGTCAATTAGCATGATCGTGCCGCCTATTGATGCCGAGACCGGGTGGGATGCAGCCGATGCAGACCCGGATCAGATTCGCCAACTGATAGACCATGCCGAGAGCAGGACATCAATCGCCCGGGATCCGGATCCAGAATCTGACCCGATTCAGCCGGACAGGATTGCCGATCTTCCTTTCCGCTTGCTAGGGGCGGATGGGGAGCTTTTCTATTATATGCCGGATAAATCGCAGCAAATCGTGAGCCTTGCTGCCTCCGCTCATAGCAAGAACAACCTAATGCGCCTTGCCCCGCTTCAATCTTGGGAGATTGTATTTCCGGGGAATAGCCAAGGGACGAATTGGGATGCCGCGATCAACGCCTTGATCCAGCGGTCACAATCAATGCCAATGTTTGACTCCCGGAGGATCCGAGGCCGGGGATGCTGGATCGATGGAGAGGATGTCGTCTATCATGCCGGGGATCGCCTGATTATCAACGGAGCATCGGTGGCAATTCCTAAATACAATTCATCGCGCCGGGCGATTTATCATGGAGCATTGCGGATCGATACCGAGACGGAAGAGGTAGCCAGCAACGCCGAGTCCGCAAAGCTGATTGACCTTTGCGAGATGCTTTCTTGGGAGCGCCCGCTGTATGGGAAGCTGCTCGCTGGTTGGCTTGCCCTTGCGCCCATTGGTGGAGCCTTGCGATGGAGACCGCATCTATGGGTGACCGGGCCGAGCGGATCCGGCAAATCGTGGATTGTCTCCAATATTATTCAGGCGCTCGTTGGCGATGCAGCCCTTCATGTTCAGGGAGCCACTTCCGAGGCTGGAATCCGTGGGATGCTTGGCAGCGATTCCCTCCCGGTAGTCTTCGATGAAGCCGAGTCGGAGGACAAATCTTCACAAGCCCGATTTGAATCGATCCTAACTCTTGCCCGGCAATCATCTACCGAGACTGGAGCCGGAATCGTCAAAGGCACGGCACAGGGAGGATCCGTCACCTATTTGATCCGATCAGCCTTTCTCTTCGCCTCAATCGGAGTGGCAGCGGTTAAAAAATCAGATGTTAGCCGCATTTCGATCCTTCAGCTTCGCAAAAATCTTGGGCGCAACGCTGCGGAGCATTTCGATAAAGTGGTAGCAACTTGGAAATCTACTGTCTCAAATGATAGGTATTGCAGCAAATTTCGCGCCCGGTGCATCAAGAACGCAAAGATCATCCGGGAGAATTGTGAGATATTCGCTAGAGTTGCAGTTGATTTTACCGGGGACAAGCGATCAGCGGATCAGATTGGTGCGCTATTAGCCGGAGCCTATTCCCTGACAACCAGCAAAGTCGTGAGCGATGCAATTGCCTTGGAATTTATGCAGCGGCAAGATTGGTCAGGCTTTAAGTCCGAAGATGTTGATAATGACGAAAACCAATGCCTCGCGCATCTTGCTGCAAGCACGATTCGATTTGATGTGGCAGCGGTCAATTACGCTAGGACCATTTCCGAAGTCATCGCAGATATCCAAAGCGATCCCTTATCAGATGATGATGCCGGGACAATGATGCGCCGCAAGGATAGAATGGACGCATTGCAGCGGCATGGGATTAGGTTTTGCCCGGAGAGCCGGGGAATCTATGTCGCTAATAATCATCCAGCATTAGAGCAGATATTCAGCGCAACCGCATGGGGTGCTTCAAAATGGAAGCACCAACTTGAACGAGTGACCGGGGCAAAGAGAATGGGAGTGATGGCCTTTGGATCTCAAATCCGCCAGCGGTGCGTATGGATCCCTATTTGATCGTAAAAGTAACCGCCCCGGAGTTTTTAACCTCCGGGGCGGAACCATGAAACATGGGAACGCGAACCAAAGCGAACCAAGGGAAGATTACTTTTTCCTTTTAGACATTGCAAGCCTATTTTGAATAGAATTCCAATCTATAAATCCCCGGGATAATCCGGAGTCTGTCACGGATCTAGCGCATTTATCGCCTCCGCACCATATGAGCCTTGCCCCGGGCTGATAATCATGATCTGGCTGCTTCCCACAGGTAAAGCATGGCTTCGCCTGATTGCGGAACCATAAGACCGCAAATTGAGTCTCCCAATCAATGTCGGATTGATTGATCACACTTTGGTATAAGCGTTCGCTTGTTTGCCATTATGCCTGACTTTTCGGCATACAAGTTCCCCGTTTGCGAGCATCCCGCGAATTCGATTTTGCGCTTGAGTTTTCGTCAAAGCTGGATCGATTTTTATGGCTTCGGCATAGAAGTCAGCACAAGTAAATTCATCTTCTCGCATCGGCTCATCAATTAGTTTAGATAAAGCAAAATGTAAAGAATTGAGATTCCCTATTTTCTTTGCCATATTATTTTGCAATATAAACCCTAGGATGGATGATTGGCAGCTCTCCCTTATCGACATTGCGCCAATCAAGGATTACGGCACTAGGTTGAGGAACAGCAGCCGGGACAACCTTGCGCCCGAACCTTGTGATTCCCTGCCACGCTCCGGTCACGACAGACATAGAATTACCATCGCTCCAGATGCCATGCCGATGCCTGTGCGCCCGGCAAATTACTTTTGGGATTGGTCGTCCCATCCGTGCGGCTTCGTGAATCTCAACGCCTAGATTGATTGAATGCTGCGCTGCTTCAAGATATGGTCTGCTTGTCGTTCCAATATGATGCGCGAAGCTGCAAAGGCATCCGTGGACATCAAGATCCAGCCTATCCCATGCGTGTTGCCCGGTCTGCGGATCTCGGGTGGCATTAAGAGCAGCGCCGATCCGGATCTCATCATTTCGAGTATGGACCTCCGTTCCCTTGACCGCATGGACGAGGGAAGCCCTAGCCGATAAAGTTGAAAGGACATCCAGAACGGCAGTTGTTTGGTCGCCAACATCGGCGCTCATAACCTGAAGGGTTCGATGGTGAATGCCTTCCACAAGATCACCATTTAGCACCAGATCAAAATTCTCATCGCCAATTGTGCATGATGCCCATCCGAGCATATCATTCCAGCATTTCCATAGCCACTTTTGAAATTTATTCTGCCCAATTGGAAATCCTTCATTGGATATAAAACCTTCCGGCCAAAGACCGACAGATGATCCGATATGCAGATCGGACAATAATAGCACGATCTTCGATTTAGTTTTTATCATTAAGATTTTTTATTCTATTGCGTAGCCTGAAAGTGCATCGCATCTCTGCCCCAGAATGCCCCGGCAGCCAACCACCCCTCTTTGGCGAATTCTTCCATGACCTGAATCGGCATGGTCGCGTTAATCGGCCAAGCTCGATGATTGCCATTTGGCGCAGGATCCAGATCAATTGCCGCGCCCCGAGCGTGAAGCGATGGAAGCGATCCGCCGCGCATCGGTCGGTTGTTATAACATCCAGCGTATTGCTCGAGGATCCATCCGCATGATCCGCCATCGATTGACACTAGCACGCGATGCAATGAATCAGCAACCTTGCGATGGCATCGGATAGATTTGATTTTTTGCCCATCATATCTCACGCCAAGGCCGGATACGTCAATTGAGACGAGTTTAGATTCATCCCCGGCATTGCCGTAAAACTCCATCAGCGATGCTTGATCTGATCGAGGCCAAGGGTTTTCCAATGGCATCAAGGATTTAAGATGCGATTGACATGCAGCAATAGACTTGCGCCCCCAAAATCCGTCCGGGGTGGTTCTGATCCGCTTTTGCAGATGATAGATTTCCGTGTAGGTCATTAGATCATTCTGCGCCAGATGCATGATTCCATGCCGCATCCTTTGGATAGCCTAGAAACTTCAGTTTGCAGATTGCTAATGATCCGGTCTTGAGCTTCAAGCCGATTGTTCATGGTGCGCCAGAGTAACCCGGCCAAGGTAGCAATTACGCTACCAAGGCCGATCAAGACACCGAGGATCCATTCAACTGGGATGGTCATTAGCGGCGGCTATCTTGCGCTTTAACGAGTCCGAAACCTGCGGTGAGTGCAGCGATAGCACCCATGAAATCTGGGTTGCCACCTTTGAGGACTTGAACGCCCACATTGGCGAGCGTTGCGACGATGGTTAAAATGCCTAGTGCGGTAGTTTTCATATGTGTGTATGTGTTGAGATTATGCCCACCAGATATTGGGGACATCGGGGTTAAATTCTGGTCTGGGAATGGAGATCTCGCTGCCAGCGTCATCTTCGACTGTCCAGTCGGATGCCCAGAAAATAAACTGCTCGCCGCCCTCTGGAATCGGGATGCCGACGAGATCTCTGAATAGCACCCACCAGTCCGAGCCGTTGTGCTCACCGACGATGCAAAGCGCATACTCATGGGACGCAAGGGTGATTTGCTCGTTGCCTTCGTCGTCGATGGTCGCAAAGCCATTCGCCAGCCCGAACTGGACTGCGGTGGCGCGGTCGGGGAATTTTAATAGGTAGTCAGTGGTCATGCTGTTAATTGGGCTAACTTTGCGTTGGGCAGGCGTTTTTTGTAGTAGCGGATGGCGGATACAGTCACGGTAGTAGTAAATCCAATTGAACCACCTATAATTAAAGAGGAAATTCCAGATGGTAACCCAGCATTTGTACTAGAGACTACACCACCGAGTCGAGATGCTGCTTGTTGATCTCGGGCATAAGCTACAACCCTCTTTTCTAAAAGTGGTACATTAGCATAAAAAGAACCAATATCAACATTTCCAGATCTAACTCTAGTAACATCCCGCCCAATGGCGACTTGCTCTGCGGCACTTGATCCAACGGCAGTAACAGCTCGTCCTAAAATCCCACTGTCACTGGACAAATTAGAAAACAGCGTCCCCTCACTCTGGTTATAGAAGTTATTAAAATCACCCCCCGTAATGTTACACACATCCGCGCCGCGAGCCAATGTGCCTGTCGTCGTCGGGATGTAGGAGGTGGGGAAGGAGCCGACTTCTAGTTGTGCGCCCCAGATGAAGATGCCTGATGTGCCATCACCTGTGTAGGAAAAGGTTGTTCCGTTTTGTCCGACATACATATAAAGTCTATGATTTGGCACTGTAGAACTAGATGTAAATGTAGCTGTGCATCTAAACCACCCATTGCCAAAGTTTTGAATAGTTCCGGTGTAACCTGCATTTTGTGCTGTCACAGAACCAGATCCAGATAAAGAGAACTGGACACCAGTTGTCGGGTTCGACGGATCAACACCAAGTGCCAATCCAGAGTATTCAGATGCTTTTGCAAATACGGAAACTGTATAAACTGTATTTAAATTTAAAGACAGCGCACCTCTGTCAACCCTGTGGTTATTTGAAGCAGTT